ATAGATTCAGTTACCTTTTCAGGAAGTACTGATCCTATGGTCGACTTTAAGAACAAGAATATCGACCTTGAGAGCCCAGTATTAGTAAGTGGCTATGAACAGTTTCTTTCACAAAACAGGCAACAGTTCTTCAATCTCTATCCTTTATTGAATACTGATAGGGAGGAAGCCACTGGAGATGCAGCAACAACTCAGTTTACTGGAACTCTTACTGACATTCCTGTCCTTGAAAACAATGTCCTTTTTAGTTCAATAGATGCCAATGGTGTTGGTATGAGCATGGTAGATGTGCCTGTCGTAGACGCAACTACTGGAGTTCCTACTAGAAATGGAAACTTCTATGTAGCTGGTGCTGAGCCAACTTCTCCTCCAACAGTTACTATTGCTACCAATACAATAAATTATGTAACAGGGGTCTATACGGTTACCTTTTCTACAGCTCCAGGATCTAGTGAAGCGATTGATTCTCAGGTAGTAGCCTATGTAGCCGGAAGACCGACCACTGTACTCTATTATGATAATACATTTAGTTTCAGACCCGTTCCTGATAAGCCCTATCGTGTTGAAATGGATATGTATATACAGCCTTCGGACTTTCTTGATGCATCCGGTGATCCCGATTTAACAAAGCGTCCTGAGCTGGATCAGATGTTTCAATATATATCTTATTTGACTGCTAAAAAGATATTTGAAGATCGTATGGATATGGAAAGTGTTCAGATGATCATGCCAGAATTAAAAAACCAAGAGCGTCTGGTATTGAGAAGAACTCTTGTTCAACAAGCAAAAGAAAGAACTGCCACTATCTACACTCAGCAACTCGAGTCTGGTGGATGGAATTGGTGGGGACAGAATCTTTAAGGAGATAGTATGGCTTTAAATAATGTACCAAGATCTGGTCAATCATTAAATGCTACCAGAAATTCTATCAATGAAAACTTTAGTGGTATTGATACGGGATTTGCAGTTGACCATGTAGCATTTACTGCTGGTGGCACTACAGGCAAACATAACCAAATTACTTTTACTGATTTAGGTGCTGCTCAAGGTGCGACAGTTGGAAATGAGCTCTTACTTTATAACAATGCTGCAGCGCTTTTTCTACAAAATTCAAGTAACGACAATTTTAATGTAACGGGCGCTACTAATGCTCAAGCTGATGGCCATATGTTCACTTGGTCTGGGCATGTCATTAGATGGGGTGAAGTAACTGCAACGGGAGCTACCACCGTGGCATTTCCAACGGCATTTGGAACTACGCCAACAACTGTAATGCTTACTGTTTCTGCTGCATCTACTCCTAATCGAGTATTTTGGAATCCTGCGACGTCAACTGCTGCTAATTTGGGAGTCACCGTTACGGCTGCAGATGGGACAACTTCGGCTACTGCGACATTTTACTTTTGGGCATTTGGAGCACGATAAAGGATAAAGAATGTCTAAAGATCGTTTTTATATTGGCCCCTATGATAATTCATCCGGATTAGATACTTCGGTAAAACCATATCTGATTCCAGATAATGCTTTTGCAGAACTTAAAAATGCATATGTATTTCGTGGTCGTGTAAAAAAACGATTTGGATCCCGATGGATGGGAAATTCCCAGCTTGAATCGCGATTGAGAATGAATATAGGAAGTACAGGGGCATCTCCTTCTACGGTAAGCTTACCTGGAACCTCAGCCGCAGGATTTACACTAGCTGTAGGGCAAATATTTTCAATCGGAACCGATATATTTACCATAACAACGCTTGGCGCAGCAGCCGCTAGCCTTACCACTAGCACCACTATTACCGCTACGATCGATAGTACTGCGGCTACTAATACAGTCACCTTTACTGGGGCACCCAATCCAAGCACGGTATTTTGGTATCCTTCCTTACCGGTAATGGGTCTTATTACCTTTGAATCTAGAAATAATAATCAAGAAACAGTTGTTGGATTTGATAGAACTTTTTCTTATACCTATACCGATGGCACTGGATGGGATTATGTGAGCGCTGGAACTAATACATGGACCAGTTCGGATTCGGAATTCTTTTGGGGCACTAATTGGCAGGGAGCCACATCAAATTTAATAAGATTATTTGTAACTAACTTTAATGCTACTGATGGTATACGTCATTTTGATGGAACTACGTGGGTAACTCCTACATTGCAGATAACTGGTGCTATTACTCTTGGGACAGCTCGAATTTTAATAGTATTTAAAGGGAGGCTCATAGCATTAAATACCGTTGAAAATGGAACCTCCTATCCGTTTAGAGCGCGATATTCTGCATTTGGTTCTCCACTTGCTGCAAATGCATGGCGTGAAGATATTCCCGGTAATGGAAACTCTATTGATGCAGGAACGCAAGAATCTATTGTGTCGGCTGAGTTTATTAAAGATAGGCTTATTGTATTCTTTGAAAGATCTACTTGGGAACTGGCATACACGGGTAATCAAATTGCTCCATTTACATGGCAAAAACTTAATACTGAGCTAGGTGTAGAGTCTCCCTTTTCTGTAGTTCCATTTGATAGATTTATTCTAGGAATAGGAAATGTTGGAATACATGCATGTAATGGATCCAATGTAGAACGCATAGATAGTAAAATTCCAGATAAAATTTTTGATATTCATAATGACAATGAGGGAACTAATAGGGTATATGGCACTCGAGATTATCGGGTAGAAATGGTTTATTGGGCTTACCCACAGAATGCCGATTCAAACTTTCCCTTTCCCACCAAGGTATTAGTATACAACTATGCCACAAATACCTGGTCAGTAAATGACGACTCTATTACTGCTTTTGGATTTTACCAGCCTACTACCCCCGCAGCTGCCGGTGTAACGTGGGACTCTGATACGGTTACCTGGGATGATGATGAATCATGGGGATCAGGATCAAATAAAGCTCTATTCAGATTTGTCATAGGAGGCAACCAAGAGGGATATACCTTTATTGTAGATCCAAAAGTAGTTGTAAATGCTCCTGTTATTCAGATAACCAATTTATCAGTGACAGCTAATCTGGTTACAGTTACAGCAATAAATCATAATATGCGCCAGGGTGATTTTATACGTATACAAGGGGTGCAAGATACTGCTGGGAATCTTGATACACTCTTAAATGGGAATATATACAAAATTACATCCGATCCCCAAGCTAATGCTGTTCCCACCCCTAACTCATTTCAATTTATTTTCTCTAATTCTGCTGGCGATACATTAAGTGGTACCTATCTTGGAGCTGGTTATATGTCTCGAGTAAGTAATATAGAGATTCTTACAAAGCAATATAACCCATACTCTCAGCAGGGACGCAATGTTTCTATTGAAAAGATAAGTTTCTTTGTAGATAAGACATTTTCTGGTGAGACTACGGTAGATTACTTTATTTCAAGTAGTGTTACCCCCCTAAGAGGATCGGCAAGCGAATTGGGAACCGGGGCATTAGAATATTTTGCATTTTCAGATTTCCCATACGAAGCCACATCGGCTCGATTATGGCGTCCCGTTTATTTTGATGCTGAAGGGGAGTCGGTACAATTTCAATTAAAGATGACTGATACTCAAATGACCACCGTAGACACTGACGCGGATAATAATCAAGTTGCACCAGCATTAGAGGATTTTGAATTGCATGCAATGATCCTTCATTCTGATCCGACCTCTGAGAGATTACAATAGGATTTATGATGGCTGGAACTGATCAAAGAATAAATACCGGATTATATGTTCCTACAACGGAAATATTTGATGTTATATCTGGACTCCAAACATCAGATGTATCATCACCAGAATTTAAAGAACTTTTAATAAGGCTTGCCCAGCAGGTTAATAGAATTAACTTAGCCTTAAACAATAAAGTATCAGGTCTTTATTTTGAAGAAGAGTTCCTGAATGGAAAACTCTGGTCTAATTTCAGTTCAGATAATCCAGAGAATCAAAGTCAGGGATTTCACTTTGAAGTAAATACAGGAGCTCTTGCTGTAGGCGTTAATACGATTGCCCATGGTCTTACAATTGGAAGCACCTGGAGAACGGTATTTATCTATGGGAGTGCTTCGGATAGGACCGGCACAAACTATCAGCCTATTCCAAATGGTGACAATATGACTATAACGGTGGACGGCACCAATATAGTCATTACTAACAATACCGCTATTGCATTTACAGATTCACGAGTAGTGTTAGAGTATGTGAAGAATGGCTAAAATTAAGGAGATATGATGCCACTATTCAGCCAACCTGGAAGATTTGAAAAATTAGCCAGCGTAGACCAGCCACAGCAACAAGCAATTATGCAGATGTTGCAGCAAGCCTTAGGG